CAGCAGGATCTGATTTGGCTGATCCGAGCAATGTTCGCGCCGCATTCTCCGCTCACATCGGTGCCTTGAGCCAGCAGTCCGCTGGTCTTGGGGATACCTCCGTGAGTGGAATTCTCTGATTTAGAGAATGTGGTGGCAACGACTCGTAGCAGGAATAGTGCCGGTGCTCGTAAGAGCATTAACACTAAACCTGATTCGCCCCGGATCTCACTCAAGAAAGTCTCCCGCTTCTACCAAGAAGCGGGTGAGGAAGATCCGGTAACGTTCATCATAACGTCAACCTTTAAGGTGGCACTATGCATAGTTCTGCTGGTGACCTTGCTGCGCTTCTCGACAGCGATCTTCAACTCAATGGCTTCAGTGGCGCAATAACGCCCTATGCTGGACAATCAAAGCGTGATTACGCGATGATGTCGCTTAGGAACTCTCTTGTTAAGAAATTTCATAACAATGAGGTTTCCGAAGCTGCTAACTCCAAAGCTCGTGCAAAGTTCATAGATTCAAATGATCAATGCATGAGGTGGAGTTATCCAGTTGATTCCATTGACGAAGCTCAGGCTATCGCTTTAGGGGAGGCAAAAAGCTTCCTCTGGAGTTTCTTCAACCCCATAAAGGTTGTAGATGGTATGCCTGTGAGGGTTCCGCTCCTTTCTTTATGCGAAATAGAGAAGGGGTGTAACTTTGGACCAGGTGCGAATATCGGGGCTAAGACTGGCGACCCTTACGGGAAGCTGGCTATCTCCGACTTGACGTACACTGACCCGTTGTTGCTCGATTATTTCGAGCTATTCTGCAGTAGATTTAGCCTCTACGGCGAGCAAGAGCAATTTCGCCGTCAGATGTTTAAGTCCATGCAGGTACGAGGCAGTAGACTTTCGTTTGTCCCGAAAACTGCGGACATCACGAGGTCCATATGTACCGAACCTATTCTGAATATGTTCTATCAGAAGGGTATAGCAAGTGTCCTCGAGCAACGCTTACGGAAGGTCTGTTGTATCGATCTCCGTACGCAGCCCGATAAGAACCGCGAGCTATCTCGGATCGGAAGCATTGATGGGTCGTTTTCAACTATCGATCTATCATCCGCTTCTGACTCGATGTCTCTAGGTCTCTGCAGAGAGTTTCTTCCGAGCCACGTTGTCTCGTGGCTTACAAGAACCCGCTGTAGTAACACCCGATTGGATACGGGTGAAGACTTAGAACTACATATGGTGAGTAGCATGGGGAATGCTTTTACTTTCCCTTTACAAACGCTATTCTTTACCTCCTTGGTCGTTGGGGCATATAAGGTACTTGATATACCAATTAGGTACCCTTATAGCCATCGGTTGGGCAATTTTGCCGTCTTCGGTGACGATATCATAATCGAGACTAGGGCTTACGCCTTAGTCACGAAAATGTTATCTAGCTGTGGATTCACCGTTAACAACGATAAGTCCTTCTCTGAAGGATATTTCCGCGAGTCCTGTGGCCGTGATTATTACTACGGCTACGACGTCAGAGGAGTGTATCTTAAAAAGCTCCTTGACGATTTGGACTGTTACAGTGCAGTCAACCGTCTCGCAAGATG